TGGCACTCTGACTTGATCACCAACCCAGTGCAGATAGGGGCCAATGTTTACTTCTGGCTCCTGAGCTGTGTACCACCTGTATTCACAGGAGTTGCAAACACGACGACGCACTTTCTCGTAAGGCCCTTCAACAGTCGTTTTTGTCGTGACGACACGCACTCTGAACGACCCGCATTTTGGACACTTCAATGTGGTTGTTTGTTGGCACGAAAGGCTAGACTAGGGCAAAGACGATCCCTGTCATGCCCCAAGGTCCCGGAACTTATGGAAGCAAAAAGGGCCGTCCTGCCAAGAAGAAAAAAGGACTGTACGCCAATATCGCAGCCAAAAAGAAGCGAATTGCGGCGGGATCTGGTGAAAAGATGAGAAAAGCGGGCGATCCTGGCGCACCAACCGCAAAAGACTTTAAAAAATCTGCTAAAACCGCTAAAAAGCCACCTAAAAAGAAGAAATAATGGCTGAAAAGAAAAAGCGTAAAAAAGGACCAAATCTTAGTGTTGGTCGTGGTGAAAAACTTCCAGCAAAGAAGGGTGCAGGATTAACTGCAAAAGGCAGGGCTAAATATAATAAAGAAACCGGTTCAAATTTAAAAGCACCTGTCACCGGCAAGCCTAAAACCAAAAAAGAAGCAGCACGTAAGAAATCTTTTTGTGCTCGCAGCAAAAGCTGGACTGGCGAACGAGGCAAAGCTGCTCGAAGGAGATGGGGTTGCAACAACTAATCAGCGGTTAAAATAATGACATGACTTACTCCGTCCCAGGGCTCGTTCGGACCCATTTGGTCAGCAGCTCCTATATGGGGAGTGTTGACAGTCCATTTGTCCGAACACGGGCAGTGATTGACCAGATGAAAGGCTGGGAAATCATGAAAGCGGTGGTGTCTGGCACCGAGTATTTACGTGATAACAGCGAAGCATTTTTACCGTTAGAGCCTCGCGAAGACTATTCCGCGTATCTAGCGCGTGTAAATCGTGCTGTATTTACGCCATATACCCAACGTTTGATTCGAGCGGCAGCAGGCTTGATTTTGCGTAAGCCAATAACTATTGTTGGCGATCCATATTGGACAGAAGTTTTCAACAAAGATGTTGATGGTTGCGGTTCAGATCTGGACGAGTATGCACGTCGTCTGGTGATCTGCTCATTGACTTATGGTCATTGCCATACGTTGGTTGATTTTCCCGCTCCAACAGAAGCTCGAAGCCTTGCAGAAGAACGTGCCTTAAACCGTCGTCCATATTGGATTGAGGTTGATCCAACCAAAGTGTATGGCTGGCGTTTGGATCGTGAATCCAATTATGGCAACTTGACGCAAGTGCGTATTGGCGAAAAAGCTGTTGTTCCTGACGGTGAATTTGGAGAAAAGGTCTATGACCAAATTCGTGTCATTGAGCCAGGTCGTTATCGCGTCTATCGGCAAGAAGAGCAAAAGAAAGCGATGCAAGGGAATTTCCCATACCCCTCTTCGTTTGACCAATCAGACGCTACGGCGGAGTATGAGCTTGTTGAATCTGGGCCGTATTCACTTGATCAAGTCCCCTTGGTCACGATCTATGCGAACAAGACGGACACCCTGACAAGTCGTCCACCGCTGCTGGATATTGCTCATCTCAACCTTGCTCATTTCCAGCGCCAAGCTGACTTGATTCATAGCTTGCATATCGCATCACAACCGATGCTGGTGCTTGAGGGTTGGGACGATCAGACTAAGGATATGGCGGTAGGTGTGAATTATGCGATGGCAACGCAACCGGGAAACAAGGTCTATTACGTGGAGCCTGCCGCTAGTGCTTTTGAAGCGCAATCTGCGGAGATCCAAGAGTTACAGCAACAAATGGCGACGTTGGGCATCAGCACGCTTAGCCAACAAAAATTTGTAGCTGAATCAGCTGACGCACGACGATTAGACCGTATCGACACGAATTCAATGCTGTCGATGGTTTCTATGGACCTGGAGTCAGGCTTGCAGAAGGCTTACAACTTGGCTGCTAATTATTTAGGTATTGAGCCGCCCAAGGTGAAGATCAGCCGTGACTTTGACCTTCAGCGTCTCATCGGCCAGGACATTACGGCGATGGCTCAGCTATTCCAAGACAGCATTATTGATCGTGAAGAGTTCCGCGACATGCTGGTCCAGGGTGAAATCCTGCCTACATCAGCTGAAGCGCAAGATCAATCGATAGAGGTACAGTAGGGGCATAACAGCTCTTATTCTCATGGGACTTCGTTTTGAAGAGATCAATCCTCCCAAAAAAGAGGGGTCTTCAACGTCTGCTGCGAAGAAACAAACTAAAAAAGCTAAAAGCAGTAAAGTAGAAGAGTAAAATTACTTTTCACAATGGAAGAACAAGTCATCCAGGAGACGCCCGTGGCGTCTTCTGACCAGCCCGTGGCTGAGACTGCGCCTTCAACTCCTGCTGTAGACGTTTCGGCGTATGAGCAACAAATTCAAGCGTTGAAACTACGCGCCAATGAGGCCGAGGAGAAATTCCAAGGTGTTAAAGGCAAGCTTGACGACGTTTACAAAAAACAAGACGATCAACGTAAAAAAACGCTTGAAGACCAAGGTCAATGGAAAGACCTTTGGGAAGAAGCCAACAAAACTGCTCAAGATAAACAGCAACAGATTGGCGAATTAGAGCGTCAATTACAAGATCTTCGAGTTTCAAACGAAACTGCAGCAATGCAAACGTCTGCTCTGGCTGCAATTAGTCAGGCTGGAGCAATTAATGCTGAGCAGATGCTGCAATTAGTGCAGAATGGCCTTAAGAAATCTGAAGATGGCAGCGTCAAAGTTCTTGACGGTGGCGTTGAACAAGGCCTAGGTGTTTATTTAGCCAAGCTAAAAAACCCTGGCTCTGGCTTTGAACATCACTTCAAGCCAAGCACTCAAGCTGGCATGGGAGCTAAGCCATCTACAGGGACTGCAGGTGCCGCAGGCATCGCAAATCCTTGGCTAGAGGGTAGTATTAACTTAACAAAGCAAATGGCTTTGGATGCTTCCGACCCTGATCTTGCAGCCGTGCTCAGGAGAGAGGCCGGAAAGTAGTCCCAGTGGGACACCATCTCAAGTCCGTGACTTGAACTTCCGCAAACATTATCCCTGAATAAGAAATGGCCGCTCCATTTCAGAATTATTCCGGCGGTGTCCTACTTGCAGACATCGTAAAAAGGAATAATCTCAGCACTTATGTGTCTGAGGCCATCAAAGAGCGCAGTCTGTTCATCAAGAGCGGCGCTGTTGTTCGTAATTCATTGCTTGATTCCCGCGCAGGCGGCACTCGCATCCAAGTTCCCGAGTTCAATCCTGTATCTCCAACAGAGGAGATTATGGACGGGACTGCTACGTGGGGTACCAGCACTGCTGGTTATCTGACTCCACAAAAGATTGGAACTGGTACTCAAATTGCAACCATCTGCCATCGCGGTTTCGCGTATGCCGTAGATGACGTTGCAGTATTGGCTGCTGGTGAAGATCCAATGCTTCACATCCGCAACCAGCTGGCTGATGCAATCAACAAGCTGAACAGCGCACGTCTGTTCTCACAGCTTGCTGGATTGTTTGGCACGGCACTTTCTGCCAACGCTTTGGATAAAGCTGTTGCAGCAGCATCTGGTGGTGCTGAGGCTAACTTCCTCAGTGCAGCCACAGTTGCTGAAGCACGCTCCAAGCTTGGAGAGCGTGGTGAAGAGCTGGACACTCTGATTGTCCATCCTTCTGTTGCTTACTACCTGTATCAGGTAGGAATGCTGACCTTCTCTACTTCAGCACTTGCCTCTTCTGGCGCAGTGACCTGGGGTGGTGGTGGCGTAGGCATTGGCGCTCGCGAAGTTGGTGAGTTCGCAGGAATGCGAGTGGTTACTGACAGTGCAGTGAACACCGTTGCTCCTGGCACTGGTGGTCATCAGCGTGAGTTCTATTGCTACCTGACCAAGGGCGGCACCATCCTTGAAGGTGTGCAGCAAGATCTTCGGATTGAAGCTGATCGCAACGTCCTCTCGAAGCAAGACGTGCTTTCTGTGGATTATCACAGCACCTATCACGTGATGGGTACTAAGTGGTCTGACGCTGGTGACAACCCCACCAACGCCAACCTGGCTACCGCTAACAAGTGGGCCGCCACTTATGACGTTGATCTGATCCCTATGGTTCAGTTGACCGTCAACTCTCCGTTGGATACCACAACTATCTGATCTTGATCAGAGCAAAGGCCCTACCATTAGGTGGGGCCACCTTATTATTGTCTTATGGCTGCCACGATCAACGCCACACTCAAGAGTGAGACAGCCAACAGCTATGTGACGTTGGCAGAGGCAGACGCGTATTTTGAAACCGTTCCAAGCTCAACGCAGTGGGACAACAAGCAAGACGACAAAAAAATTCGTGCTTTGATCTCAGCGACACGTTGGATCGACACGTTGAATTTTTATGGTGATCGTTGCGATTCAGGTCAAGCCTTAAGTTGGCCCCGCAATAATTATCACGTTGATCGCGTTGAGTTAACTTGCAGTGCTATCCCTGCAGACATTAAGTACGCTACTTATGAACTGGCGCGTGCATTAGCAAATGACACGGACTCGATTACAGGGAATACCGGCGATACGGGGTTATACGAAGAAGTCGAACTCGGAGACCTCAAGGTCAAGTACAACACTTCTAGCCAAGCTGTTGGAACTATCAATAACGTATTCGACGTTTACCCTTGGCTGCAGTCTTATCTTGGTGCTTATTGTCTTGGAGGCTCTGGCGCTTATCAAATTCGTATGGTGAGGGGTTGAGATGGCACTTATAGATGATGTTTTTGGTCAGATACCGACAACACTGTTAAACCAGTGGGGTTTAGACATGACCTATGTAAAAGCTGCAACGTCTGAGGTTTATGACCCAGCAACTGGAACGATTAGCGGGACAGAAACCAGTGTTGCACTGAAGGGCGTGATCTTGAAGTTAAACCCAAAAGAGCTTAATGGTGACTATCAGACTAATGATATTAAGGTCATTATTGGCAATGATGAACTGGGTAATTATTATCCAAACGTTCGTGACCGAGTGCGTTATACGGAAGCGGGGTCAACGCGTGAAGGTCGAATTGTTGATGTCGAATCTTATCGTGGGGACGATGCGATTATGCACAACTTAATCTTGAGGCCGCAGTAATGGCTAAGAACGACCTGAAGGAATTGCTTCAAGATCTTGATCGATTAGCGGTTAATTTAACGTTTAATGGTCGTGCGAGAGCTGCGGAAGAAATCGTCAAAGATTTGCAAGATTTAAGTCCTGCATGGACTGGAAAGTTTAGAAACTCCTGGTACATCGAGACACCAGACGGTACAAAAGCAGGTGGCCAAGGTACTCCTGGTCAAGCGATGCCTGTTCAAGCGCCAAAAATCAGTGGGATCCAGTCTGCAACAGCACTTTTCAATAGGGTGTTTGGAGGTTCTGGAGCGAAAAGGCTATTTACGGTGGGCAATTCCGCGAGTTATGCCGATCAAGCGACCGATCTGGCGCCATACGTTCCAGGCAAGCTTCCCGCCTTGAAAGCTTCGACTAAATTTGGTCGTAAATACGGTGTCAGACCCGTTGGTGCTGAGAGAGGAAATCTTTCTGCCGCTGGGCCTACTGGATCAGGAGCTGGTAACTCCAGCAGCGCACCACTGGACTGGTTTTCCCATTACCAAGGTAGCGGTAAGGCTGATGAGGCAGTAAAACGCGCTTA